CCGACCATGGAAGTACGCGAATTGCAGAGCTCCTTCGATGTTTACATAAGTCATTTCAATGACTTCTTCTTCCGTTGTTGCTCTTACCCAATTCAGCATTTCATAAATGGTGTTTGTGTCAATTGCAGCCAATCTTCCGTTGGAGGTGTATCTTGTACTCCGTTTCAAAAATCTCATCTTTGCTAATGGCATAAGTCCACCCTTACTAACTTGTTTGTCAGCAGGAGTATACTCAATACCAAATCTAGAAAAATATTCTGAAACAGTATTAAAGTTAAAGAAACTTCTTGCATCCTCATGAACTGTCAAGATATTATCATCACCATAAATGGTTTCTCTTACATTCTTAGCAAAAAGATTTCTTTCATATTTGATGCTATGTTCTTCCGCAAGGTTATAAAAAGCTATTCGCATCATCATAGCATTTACTCTTGTGTTCAGTCCAACTGTCACAGGATTTCCTGACGGATTGCCTTGGTGTGTTTGATACATACAATTTAAGGCAATTTGTATAGTATGTATAATCTCATCACAGAGGATTAGTCTGACCGTTCTACAGTGGTTAGCTGTGAAGTGATATTGCTTCATTCCAGTATTTATGATCATTCCAAATGGCAAATGTCTTTCATACCAATCTGATAATCCTTCAAAAGTTCGCTCAACAAGGTCTTGCATCAATTTAGCATCGTAAGCTTTAAAATCACCATCAAATCCCATTTCTCCAACTTCTTCCATACGATGTAACATTATTTCCCAATCGAAGGATTCTGGATCCATTCCCACTGCACTGTAAAACTTGTTATAATTAGAATACATAGCAATCATGTAATGAAGAGTAAAGGCTCGGGAAGCCAGCGTATAATCAATTGGTGGAATGGTGAATGTTCTAGTTTTTCCAATTCTCACTTTCTCCTTCAATACTTTTTCATCTTTCAAATTATCCATCCATGCTCCAAATGTTCTTTCATAATTAAACAAATCATTTATACGAGCGTCATAAATTTCCATGAGTGTTGGCGACATTGTGTATCTCCCAGTGTGTGTTTCAATAAGTCCAAACTTACCAGATATTCCCTTTCTTTGTTGGACTAGTGGCCACCCAGCACTTGATTTTATATTTACTTTGTGTTGGGCTTCTAATCCGTTTAACACAAAATCTATATTAATGTCTCCAATACCAGAAAGTGGGGCAGCACAGGGCCATGGCATAGTGTCTAGTTCTCGAACTTCATAGTCAGCGATATCAACATATTTCAATGGAAA